ATTTTTTTACATCGCCCTGCCAACTCGCTCGAACCCCAAATCCCCGAAAACTCCAAAATACCCCTTAACATTATAACATTCTTAACAAAGTAATGGGATCAAGTACTTAGCTTTAACATTGCTTCTAACATAGCCTAACAATGCTAACAATGCAGACCTGTTACAGGCGTAACGCCCCGCGCTCTCGCGCTCTTGCTCTCGCGCTACCGCTCTAGGAACTATCACAAGTAGGAACTATCAGACTTAGGAACTATCAGATTCTATAACTATCATAGTTAGTAGTAGGTTATAGCCAAGTAGCTTTAGTATATTAGAGCCTAGGTACTTCGTACCTAGGCGGGCGCGAAAAAATCGCGGGCAAAAAAAAATCCCCCCACCCGCCAGAGCGAGTGAGGGGATCAGGTGGATCAGTGGGTAGCCGTGTAACCGGCCAAGCCGAAGCAGCCGATGGAAACAAACAGGATGGCCGGGACGATAGCGCTGGCGTCAGGATGCCCCGGAAAAAGAAAGGTCATAAAGAAGAAACCAAGACCGGACGCAGTAAAAAACAGAACGTCAAAAAACTTAGTCATTTTAATTTCCTTTGGGTGCGGGTTGCACCGGGCAGGGGCGCGGGTTATCCGCGCCCCAAACCGTCACAACCCTAAGACTTGACCACCGCATGACGGGCGATGACATTCGCAATGTCCACCATGTCAGAGGTGAACAGATTGTTGGAAGGGTTGTCCCCGACCAACTTGAGCAAAGTCTTATGGACCTTGCCCACCTGAAGCAGCAGACGCGCCTCAGGGGATGCGGCAGCTTCCGCCACGGCGGCGGCTTTGGCTTCCGGCGACAGGACTTCCCCGGCAACCCGGCGGGCTTCCTCGACCTTGCGCTGCACGCCCGCGCCCGACCCTTCCGCCCGCTTATCGAGAGCCGCCCAAGAAGCACTCTCCGGCCCGCCGATCTCATCAGCACACGCCCCCAGAGCCGCCGCCATCTCCGGCGACTTTTCCGCTTCCGGGTTCATCATGTGCGCCCGGACCGCCTCGCAGCTTTCCGCACGCATACGCGACAGCGCCGCGCGCCGCGCCCCATCGCTGGGGATCGCATCCGCGAGAGCGGCATTCACCAGCGCGTCACGATCCGACTGGATACCCCGGTCAGAATCAGACAGAACCGCCGGATCAATGCCCCAGCAGAACCCCAGATCAAGATTACACCGCAAGGCGATAACCTTGCGGATCGACCCGACCACGCCCTCGACTTGCGCCGAGAGAACGCCCGCCCGCTTGAGAACGGAACCGAACGAGGACGAGGGGATTTCCGCGACCAGATCGGCTTCCGCCACAACCGTCTTGTTCGACAGATCAAACAGGCGATCAAGGAACGGTGTTACAGGCGTAACACCCGCCAGCGGCGCTGGTGGGTTAACAGTGAGTTTCGCGTTAGTCATTCTCAACACTCCGTCCCAACTCAGCCGGTCCGCATGATGCGGTGGCCGGGGGACAAAAAGATTATACCACATAGATTTCCGGCACTTAGGAAACAGGCAGCGGAAATGGTACATGGTCAGGGGTACGCCGCAGCAAGGCAGGGTAAAAACCAAAAATTTTTGGTTAGAGTTTTATCCTGATGGTGTTGAGTATTTGTTTTTGGAGTTTCACCGGATGGATACGAGATATCGAGTTTTACCGGAGGGTACTGGGAGGCACCCCCCGAAATACTGAGTTTTATGCAGCACCAGTATACTTACCAAAACGTTCAAAGGATTAGCGTTTTTCACAGACCCCCCCGTAACATTGTCATACGCAGACCCCCCGGGGGGTATTTTTTGTCCAGAAGCCTAGGGGGGAGTATATTTTTTACAAGTTTTCTTAAATTAGCTGTTTTTGGCCTGTTTGTAACACCCCCATCCCGTTGTTTTTGCTGTGTTTTTTTGGGTATTTGCTAGCAGATACCCACCCAAAATAGTACACCTCCTCACAATACCCCCCCCCTTTTCCACCACTAACCATCCCCTTGACAAAAACCCCGGTTAACCCCCCATATGCAGACACTGTAGCTGGGAACCCCGCTCTTACATGCCAATATTAGATATCGAGCCTAGTAAAACTCACCCAATCCCCTACTCGTCCAGCCCGGACGAGCCCAAAACCTTCATTGAAGAGCTTGAAGTAGCGGGTAACACCGCAGAATTCTTGGTTGGTATAGGCGCGGAACTGGAACTTGACCCAGAAGACGCCGAAAAGCAGCAAAGGCTGCTTGAAGAAGCCGTAAAAGCCAAGAAAAGCACCAATTTAACCAGTATTAACACGGCTTTCGCAGCCGCAGCGTTCCTGCGCACCTATGGCCAGAACCTAGCCATGGACGTTGCCACGGCACGCGCCGCTATAACCAACAAACTGATGGAGCTGGCCAACTGCGGGGACCCGAAGTTCGAACTTAAGGCCCTAGAACTGCTGGGTAAGCACAGCGACATCGGAATCTTCACCGAGCGCAGCGAAATCACCATCAACTACAAGAACCCCGAGGAACTAGAGAACGCCATCAAGGAGCGGGTGAAGAGGCTCCTCAACGCCAACACAATAGACATCACCCCCCTATCCCAGAGTATAGAAAGCGAGCTTGAGGGCATTGGCCGGGAAGAATCTGAGGACGAAGAAGGCGAAGAAGAGGGAGAAACCCTCTGAGAAAACAAGCCACAGACCCATTCGCTAACATATCCCTCAAGGACATCCCCTCTATCCTGCCTCTCCTGTCCCCCGCCGAGCAGGAACGCCTGCTTGCGGAGCTGGATCACCTAGAGAAACTGAAACTAAAAACCCAGTGCCAGAAGCACTTCCTTCCCTTTGTTAGGGAGATGTGGCCGTCCTTCATCGCCGGGCGGCACCACGCCCGCATGGCCCATGCGTTTGAACGGGTGGCACGGGGGGAACTTAAGCGCTTGATCATTAACATGCCGCCCCGGCACACTAAGTCTGAGTTTGCCTCTTTCCTGTTTCCGGCTTGGTTTCTCGGCCTTTACCCTGAGAAGAAGGTCATCCAGACCAGCCACACGGCAGAACTCGCCGTAGGCTTCGGGCGTAAAGTTAGAAACTTGGTAGACACGGATGCCTACCACGACATCTTCCCCAATTTAGTTCTCCAAGCAGATTCCAAGGCGGCGGGCCGGTGGAATACCAGCAAGGGGGGTGACTACTTCGCCATCGGTGTTGGCGGTGCGGTTACGGGTAAGGGTGCGGATATCCTGATTATCGACGACCCGCACTCCGAACAGGAGGCAGCGATAGCCGAGACCCAGCCCGAGGTCTACGACAAGGTCTACGAGTGGTACACCTCAGGACCCCGCCAGCGACTACAGCCCGGGGGAAGCATAGTAATTGTGGCCACTAGGTGGTCCAAGAAAGACCTGACGGGGCAGGTGCTTAAGGCTGAAATTCAGCGTGGTGGTGAGGAGTGGGAGGTCATTGAGTTCCCGGCCATCCTCCCGTCTGGCAATTCCCTATGGCCTGAGTTCTGGTCTTTAAAAGAACTCACCGCGCTGAAGGAAGAACTGCCCAATTCCAAGTGGATGGCGCAGTACCAGCAGAACCCCACCAGCGAGCAGAGCGCTATTGTTAAGCGTGAATGGTGGATGACTTGGGAGCAGGAGAAGCCGCCGAAATGCGACTTCGTGCTTACTTCTTGGGACACGGCGTTCGAGAAAACCCAGCGTGCCGACTACTCGGCCATGACCACGTGGGGGGTGTTTTACCACCCGGACGAGGACACGGGTAAAATACAAGCAAACATAATCCTCCTAAACGCCGTGCGGGAGAGGTGCGAGTTCCCCCGCCTCAAGCAGCTATTCCTTGAGCAGTATAAGGAATGGAAGCCTGACGGGGTAATTATTGAAAAAAAGGCCAGCGGTGCGCCGCTTATCTACGAGATGCGGGCTATGGGCATCCCGGTGCAGGAGTTCACCCCGACCAAGGGGAACGACAAGATCAGCAGGTTGAACGCGGTAAGTGACTTGTTTGCCAGTGGCAGGGTCTGGGCCCCGGGTAACCACTGGGCCGAAGAAGTCATAGACGAGGTGGCAGAATTCCCGGCTGGCGAGCATGATGACTACGTGGACTCTGTCTCCATGGCCTTGATGCGGTTCCGTAAGGGTGGGTATATACGTACAAGTCTTGACGAAGAAGAACCGAAGCAGCAGTTCAAGCGCAAGTTCGAAGGGTATTACTGATGGCGGAAAGGAAATGGTACGAGAACCCTGACGCCTTCAAGAAGAAGGAGAGCAGCATCTCTCCCCGTTCAGAAGGTCCTAGGGATTATGTACTAAGGACTTTAAGCAAACTTCTGGGCGACGACAACAAGGCTATGCGGCTGGCTATCAAGCTGGAGCCCGTGCTCAACTCCCCCCAATTCCTTTACGATTTAGGGAAAGATTCTGCCCTTGCTGTTAGCCACGCGCTTAATGGCCAGTACGAAGCCGCCAAGGACTCCGGCGCAAAAGCCGGGCTTGGTGCTTTAGGTGTAGCTGCCCCTGCTGGTATGGGTATGGCCACGAGGCGGGCGTTGGGCGGAATAAAACTCCCAGAACGTTCGCCTGATTATTCCTCGGTGCTGGCTGCGCACGCAGACGAGCCCCTACAGTTGTTTTCAACCGCTAGAGGGTCCACATACGCGCAGTATCCAGACGCATCGACTATTCGGAATAGGGCTTCTGGTGTCTCTTCTCCCGGTTCTGGTTCGGAAGGTGGTCTGCAACCTAAATCCCGCAGAACAGTATTTATGAACGATAAAGACGTAACGGATATTGGCGGGCTACATCAGAACCGTGAGTTCCCGGGACTTCTGGAACCAGTACCGGATAAACCCGGGTATATGGGTATTCGTATGCAGGAAGATTACGGGCCGCGTAAGGCTAGAGAATTTGTACCGGGGACTATAAGGCCGTACAGTACGAAGCCAGAAGTAGGCGCAATTCCCGTGGAGTATTTTTCGAGCACCCCGAAAGGTATTCATTTTGGTAACAAAATTACACATGTGCAAAAGCACACACCGAAGAAAGCCGCAGGCGGCGCAATAACCATAAAAAAAGCCCCGGAGTTAACTAAGATGTCTGATATGCGCCACATCGCCAGAGCCATGTCCCAGTATGGGCGCAGGGGTGATGACCGCCTCGTTCACATGTCGGGCCGTGAGGTCGCGGCGCTGAACCGTCTTGCCCCGCAAGGTCTTACCCGGAACCCGCAGACTGGGTTGCCGGAGGCGTTCAACCTCAAGGATCTGATCGGTCCTGTCTTAACGGCCGGCGCTACAGCCGCCGGTTATGGCCAGTACGTTCCGCACATCTCGGCCGCTGTGGGTCTTGGCACCTACGCTGCCACTGGTAATCTCTCCAAGGGCATCTCAGCGGGCCTGCTGTCTTACGGCGCCGGTGAGCTCACTAAAGAATTCGGCGGCGAAGGCGCCCTGACCGACCTTTTTAGAAGAGGTGCTGACCGGGTTACGACTTCTGGTCCCGGCGGCTCACTGACTAGCGCCAGCATGGCGAGTTTACCCTCCCCTGTTACGGCCACGGCAGCCAATTTCATGAACACCGGGATGGAAGGCCCCAACACCTTCCTCGGCGACATCCCATCCGCCTCAACGATTGCTTCCGCTGGAAGCAACAATTCGTATTACGACCCCATCATGGGCACCTTTGCACCAAACCCCGGTGGCATCGCCCCTGTCACGAGCGCCCGGACGTCTGGTGGTCTTGGTAGCCTCTCTGGCTCTGGCTCTGGTGGTGGTATATGGGACTGGGTGAAGAAGAACCCCCAGCTCGCCATGACGGCTGTCACCGCCCTTGGGACCCTCGGCCAGCAGGGTAGCGGCAATGTCCCCAAGTCGGCCACCAGCGCCACCACCGACCTCCCACCGATGGTAATCGGCCCCGTCCCGCGTCT